TGAGCGCCCGACGGCTTTCCTCCCACGTGCGGAGGCTGGACTGGAACTCGGCGCGGATACGGGTGCTGGTTTCCGTGTCGTTCTCAACGAGATCGCGGAGGATGTCGTGGTCGTAGGTGACCCAGACCTCCCCGAACTCCGGCGCAAGCCAATGGTTGAGTTCGTCCTCAAAGGCCGAGAACAGCGGCTCAATCGTATGTTGTACCAACCGTGCGCGGGCCTCGGCATACTGGATACCCGACAGCCCACCGTCGCTGGAGGCCGACGCGATGCCGACCATCCGAGGGTCCACGCCGAACGCCGCGCAGATGTCCTCACGCGAGACACGGCGGAGGTCAGGGAACTCAAGGTCGGAGAGCGTGAAGCCAAGCGGCTTGATGTCCTTGACCGCCCCGAAGAAGGCAGGGACACCGCGCTTGCCGCGATCCACGACACGAGCGGTGTAGCGGTCTTGCATCGCCACCGCATCTTCGGTTGATGCCTCATCAGCCATCAGCACCGCAAAGGTCGGCGTACCGTCATTGGTCACGACCTGACGGACGTACTGCGTGGCCTCGTTGTCCGCGAGCAGGGAGCCGATAGCGGTTGCGCCACGCGGGTAGCCAAAGACATCGGCCTCAAACGGACGGCCCATCTCCAAGTCGCGGAAGTGGAGCATATCCTCAACCGGCACATTCACGATGATGCCCGCCCAGTTCGCGTAGTCGTACCGACGCGGATCGCCCTCGGTGTCAATCCAGACCTGTTGGATGGACTCGGGGTTGACGGCAGACAGGCCGAACGGCGGACGGTTCGGGCTGGTGCGGTTCATCGTGAAGAACGCATTGCCGTAGCCCAAGAAGTCCACGGCGAACCGCGCACGGAACTGGCGAGCGGTAAAGCGCGGGCCGGGGTAATCAAGGAGCTTCTGGAGCGGGTGATCGGCACCGACGCGGGACTCGAAATCCCCACGCTCCTTCAGCACGACCAGCGGCACCGACGCAACGATGTCCGCAATAACCCGCATACAGGCGTGAACGACGGGGTGGGCATTGAAGCCCTGCACGCGCACGGTGCGTCCGTCACGGCGGTATTCGGTCGGGTCAGCGGTGCGGACCAACTGCATCTGCTGTGTCCCGGCACCGAAGTTCGGATAGGTTGTCGGAATAATGGCGCGGGTTTCCTCACCGCTTGCGGCTCGCTCCTCACCGCTGGTCGATAAGGCGCGGAGTGCATCACTCACACGCAATAGGAACGGCTTGCGCTTACTGTCGGACAATGATGCGCCCCGCGTCAGAGGTTATGCAACGTCAAGGGTAACGCGAAAGCAAGCAATGGGCAAGCCCTTACACGACAAACACGCTCGGTCCTTTCTTGATAAGTGGCGACAGGGCATAGCGTATCGCGTCCCAGCAATGGTCGTTGCCGTCCTTCAGGATAGGTAAGACCTCATCCGTCCGAGCGTCGGTCTTGTACCGCCAGAGCCGCGCTTCTTCGATGGTGCGCTTGCATCGCGGGTGAATCACGATGGTGGCGTAGGATCGGAGATGCTGGATGCCGTCCTCAACGGAGCCTGACCACTTGGGTGCCGCCTCACACCGGAAACCCCGCTTCTTCATCTCGGCAATCGTTTCCGGTCTGGCAGAATCGGCTCGCATGACATACTTCCGCGCATCTGGTACCGTGTCAAACACTCGGGCCGTGGCATCGCTGTCAAGCTGGATACCGCCAGCCTCATGCTCAACGTACAGCACGTTGTCGTACGTGTAGCATTTGACAAGCGCCGTGGCGTCCCGAGCAAATCCCCAGTCCACGCCGAAGTACGGCCCCTGCCATTCCGCCTTTGGCTCAAACTCTTGCACCTGCCACTTGCCTGACAAGACCTGTGCGTCGGACCGCGCCCACGGATCACCGCCCCAGATGTGCGCGAATGCTTCGGGGTCGGCCTTGAGCAACGCATCGGCCTCGGCTTGCAAGACCTCGGGGAACCACGGGTTGTCGCGGTACGTCACCTTGCGGCAGACGGCGTTGGCTGGCTGGCTCTTGACGAACCGCTGGTAGGTCGGGTCGGACTCCAGCGCGGGGTTGAACGTCACCCAGATCTCGGACCCCGGCTTACGGATGGTCGGGATAAGGGTATGCCAGCTATGGTCGGAGACGGCCTCGGCTTCTTCGACCCAGCATACGTCAATGCCTTCCGTGGACTTGATCTGCGCGATGTCGCGCCGTAAGCCCTTGAACAGAAACTCGGTCCCGTTGGCCCCCAAGATGGCGGACTCTTGGACCGTGTAAAAGGCACCGAGGTCAAGCCGCTCTATCTGGTCCGCCAAGACGCGATGCACCGAGTCGCGGATACTGGCTTGGTACTCACGCGCACAGAGGATGCGGAGGGGACGCGACAGGCCGTGGACAAGCAAAGCTCTGGCGAATTGCCACGACTTTGCCGAGCCTCGACCGCCATAGGCGATGCGATAGCGCAAGCCCCCGAGGGCAGGGTTGAACAGGAACGCAAAGGATCGCGGCGTCTCGACTGCTAACGCGGTCATCCGAACAGGTCAGGTTCCGGTGTTTGACTGGCCCAATGCGCGATGCGCTTGCGGGCAATCTCAACGTACTCGGCGTCAAGCTCTGCCCCCAAGTAGCGGAACCCTTCAAGGACCGCCGCGCATCCGGTCGAGCCAGAGCCGTTGAACGGGTCAAGCACAAGGCCGTCGGGCGGCGTAACGAGTCGGCAAAGCCAGCGCATCAACGCGATCGGCTTGACGGTCGGGTGATGATTGGCGGTCTTGATCGTCGCGTATGGGTCGCCTTCGCTAAAGCCACGCCCGCTGGCGTTCTTGATCCCGCCGTCACGCTTGTGCATCCCGTCCAGCCCCGCCTCTCGTTCGCGGCGTGAGGCCTTTGCGGTATAAAAGAAGCGCGACTCGGGGAACAACGCCGCCGCGTCCTCGTCGAGGCAGACGTTGGCGGGCCAGCGACCGACTTGTATGCGGGTGGTGTACGGCTCACCAACGGCACCACCAAACGGCTTGGCCCCGTTGTCAAACGTGTTGATGGTGACGGCATCCGTTCCAATCCGGCACGCGTCCACGTTGATTCCGCCTGTCCCGTACTGCGTGACGTTCGCCGCGACCGTACCGACCAGCGGCTTGCGGGCAAGGACTATGGGTTCCCACGCGGGCTTGAGCGCCGTCCCCCAGCCGTCCCATTGCTTTGCGGCGTCGGTAGCTGGGCGGGTGATGTCGTATTCGCCGTCAGGTGTTCCGCCACCGTGGGCAAGGGATGGCGAATTGACAACAAGGTCGGTGCGGTGAATTACCACTTCCCGCTCGGCGGCTTCGATGCTGGCAAACGGCAATCCGAATGTGTTGCGAATCAGGTTAAACTGTTCAGGCGTTGGCAAGTTAAACCCGAGTTCCCAGTTCGCCACACATCCCGTCAGGTTGCCCGTTTTACTTGGAAACAACGCCGCAACTTGCTTTTGCGTGACGCCGTGTTCTTCGCGCCATTTGCGGAACCACGGCCCGAACCACGAAGGTGGTGTGCCGCCGTGCTTGTCTATCGCCTTGCCGATGTTCAGCGACTTCGGAAACCCCGATCCGTACAGCCACGACAGGCAGTCCCGCACTTCCCACCCCGCGTCCTCAATCGCCACCGCCAGACGGTGAAACGTGCGGGTGCCGCCAAAGGCTACAAGGTGTGCGCCGGGCTTGGCAACGCGCAGGGCTTCGGTCCAGAACTCGACGCCGGGAACGCCGTGGTCCCATTCTTTGCCCATAAAGGCGAGGCCGTAGGGCGGGTCGCTGACGATGGCGTCCACGCTGTTGTCGGGCAGGGTCCGCATGATGTCGCGGCAATCGCCGTGCCGGACTTCCCATCGGTTGTCGGTTGTCATTCCGCTGTGGAGGAGTCGGAGTCAATGAGGACGATGTTGACGGCGCTCGGCGCGATGGGCTTGTCGCCCGAGGTGACGTCAATGGGGATGAGCTTGGTCGCTAGCGGGTAGAACTTCTCGGGGTTCGCCGCGCCCCACTCATGCAACGGGATGCGCTCGTTGACCAACTCAAACGCCTCGACCCACGCTTCGCGGATGGTCTTGGTCGCCTTGTTCGGAGTGCCTTTCTGTCGGCCTCCGGTTTTGGGTATGCCTTTCGGTCTCGCCATTTCTTGTCAATCTACAACAGATTGCGGAGTAAACAAGTCGGGATGCTTGCGGTGTAAAGCGGCGAAGGCGCGTTCGCGATTGCTGGAGGTCGTGACGCGGTGAGCTTCGTGCGTGTAGTGGACCCAGCCGTCAATCGGAACGTA